CACGGTGTCCAGAATATCTCTCGCCACCTCTTCGCCGCTCCATGCCACTCCGTTGTTGATAGACCAGGGTGCATAGGATACGTCGTCGCTGACGACGGTCTGCTGCGTCCGCGCGTCAGGCGGCAGGTTCCCGACCGGGTCTGACCGTCTGCGGTTTGGCGTCTTCCTGCGAACGTTGTAATAGCGCGGGACGAACACATACGCCCATTGGAACCGGCGGTCTACCAAGGTCAGAATGGTTGTGCTGGGGTTGCTGCTGGGTGTTAGGCCTAAGATCGTGAGTTGGGCAATCTCCTTTGAATCTCCCTCGTTCTCCAATTCCAAGACGGAGCCTAGGGCTGTGCCTACAGCGAATAAACCCTGCGCTGTCTCGCGGTCTACCTCGAGTTGGACGATTGACGGAGCAACGCCGGGGACCTCGATCCACCGGGAGCCAGACTGGACCTCGAGCGGGACACCGTCCAGCCGGGCGATCACCTGCTTTGACCTCTGGTCCTGGTCTTGGGCTGGTTTGTGCTCCCGCCTGACCCTTGCGCGCTCGCTGCTATGATCTCGAACTCCTCTGTGACGGTCTTTATCGTTACGAGTTGCTGGGTGCCCTGGATCCCGCGGAACCCTGGCTGGTTGCGGCTCCTGCGCGACAGCCGCACGGCCTCAGTCCCAGCCTCTGTCGTTGGAGTCGCGAGCTCGCCCAGCACGGTCGCGCCCTGACCTTCTCGGAGCACAATGCGTGGCGAGCCTCGGACTCCACCCGCGCCACCCAGCGCAGGCGAGGCTATGTCGCCCAGCGTGGTCGTGGTCGTAATCACCTGGCGGTTTAGCTTGCGGTTGGCCTGGTACTTGAATGCCTCGGTAGGGTTCGGCTCGTCGTCTGTCTCGTCGTCTGGGACGATTTCGGGCCATGTGTACCGGATAATCTTCCCGAAGTCGATTGAGTCCGTGAACTCCACCTTTCGCTCCAAGAGCGAGCCGCCAGCCGTTCCAAGCCCGGTCAGCGTCGCTTGAATCGTGTGCTCGTCGAAGTTGTAGCCTGGCTCTACCGTCTCAAGAATTACAGACCCGCCCGCTACGGTCTCCATGTTCTGGGTGATCCACGGAAGAATGGTCGTATCAAACAGGCTGACCATGTCTTCCTCTACCGTCTGGTCTACGGCAGCGGTGTACTCGGCGACGATCCGCTTGAGCGGTCGTGCGGACGGGTCGCCGTCGGTGCCCTCGTCTACCACCTTGACGATCAGCGAGGGGTCAACAATCCCTGGGTTGTCTAGCTGGCCTGCGTCCTGGTTAAAGAAGACCTGCCTATAGGATCGCTCGAACTCAACGGTGGTGTCTGTGACGTTCGGCGTATATCGCTCAACTGCCAATTCTGCTGACCAGCCCAGAGCCGCAATGATCGTGGCTACGCGCGCGGTGATCTCCGACAGATAGACAGCGCTGGCCTTGACCACCGGCAGCCCTGGGTCTGCGGTGTATGCGCCACGCACCGTCAGGCCGCCACGCCTAGACGGGGTGTAGACCACGTCATACTCAAAGTCCTGTAGGAAGTCGTCGTCAACGGTTCGGGCTGGAATGCCAGCCTGGATCGTTACCTCGTAGAGCCTCGAGGTGTTGGTGTCGAAGCGCGGATCAGACTCGCCCACCTTGACGATCTCGGGCGTGACGTCGAACCCTGTAGCGTCCGCGTCGCTGAGCTCGAGGGCTTCAGAAGACAACAGGTTGACCCTCAGCGCCTCTCTCCGGCGGGTAAACAGTTCCTCCAGGGATACGCAGGCGGCAGCCAGAATGGACTCGGACGAAGCCTGCACGACGAACCGAAAGACCACGGTGGCGTCTACGGGCCCTTTTCTGATCCTGTGTATCCCTGTCAGGTGGAGATCAGCACCCGCGCGGGATCCTGGGATAGCCTGGCCCGCGTAGACGACCGACATTTCGCGAACGACTGCCACTAGGGGCCTCCGATACCTTTGGCCATGAGCTCAAGGACGTTGACGGTTCCTCGCTTCGCCAGGCCCAGCCGATTACGGCCTGCGATCAGCCGCCTCTCCTCTCGGGCCTTTAGGATTTCGTCACGCACCCGAGCGGCCTCGAATGCCTCGCCGACAGGTGTAAAGACCAGGCCACCCGCGCCCGTGTCTCCACCAGCCGCGAAGGCGTCTTCGATCCCTCGGGCCCGCAGGCGGCCCACGCCAAACGAAGCCCGCAGAACTCGCATAGGGTCTGACATGAACTGAACCTGATCGGCCAGCGAGCGCACACCACCCTCGAGACGCGCGAACTCCGCCTGGCTGATCCCGCCCGTGGTGGATAGGAGATCAATCCCGGGCTGCTCGAAATTCTCCGCGACGAAGCTGCTAACTGCTCCAATGACCTTGACGGCAGCGAAGCCTGCCGCGGCAGAGGTCAGAGCACCCCTGCCTGCACTGGCTACTCCACGCATTTTAGCCATAGAAGCCGCAGCCCTGAGTGCCAACGCCGCCGCGACTGCCCCTGCAGTCCCCGTGCTTTTCTTTTTTGGCCCGACCATAGGTGCAATGGTTCCCGTCGGCCTCGTGGGTGCGCCCGGTGGTTGCCCGCGGGCCTGGTTGCCGCCGCCGCCAGCCTGCGATTCTCGGACGCGTTGTTCAGACCGCTCAGACTTAGACCGGAGCTCGCGGGCCTTTTTCTCGGCTTCCTTGGTGTTTAAGACAACCTTGATTTCAGCGCGTTCTGCCATGCTCTGAGTGTAGCAGTCGCCTATGGCGAGCTCCCAGCCCCTGTCCAGGCAGACCAGGTGTATTGGCGCTGGGCTACATAGCCAACCTCGGCGTCTAGCTCAGCCGCGACCGCTGAAGCTGAGATCAGTTGGATTCGGACACCGTCCTGCTCTGAGAGTAGCGCTATGGCGTCAAACAGGACCTGCTCGAGCTCGAGCAAACCGCGCCCTTTGGAAGTCAGGCCAGTCCCTGGTCCTGCGCCTCCCATGATCACAGTCTCGCCCCATGTGTCGCCCGCTACGGCATGAGCAATCAGGATCGTAAACTTTTGGGTGACCAGGTCTGGCTCCTCGTCGTCTACCTCCATTTCAGCTGGCAGGATCAGGCAATAGGGCCACCGCACCTGGGATCGGTAGCGCTCACCGTCGATCCCGGCGGATACGATCACCTTTCCGAAGACCCGCTCACCGCCAAGACCTGGCCAAACAGCCGTAGCCAGCGCGGTCTTGATCAGCCCAGCTATGACAAAGGTGCTAGCCACGGGCACGATCCATGAACGCCGCCAAGGTCTTTGATACCAGCGTGTCTCCACCGTCGAGGACCGCAAGCACGGCAGCCTCGCCCAGTTCCGTCCGCGCGGCATGCGCGAAGCGCACGGCCTGGCGGGCCGCTACACGGTCTCCTGCTACAGCCAACGACGAGCGCTCGAGCTCTGAGAGGCCAGCGAATTCTTGAATGGAGACCGAGCCTCCCCCGCGCAGGAACTGCTCGCAGCCCTGCGTTAGCCGCTGCAGCCGGTCCTCTGCCGCCTGGCCTTCTGTGGCGGCCTCTACGTCCCCATAGACGCCCAGGGCTTCGGCTAGAGCCCCCATGAGACACTCCCTGTGGGTGCTGCGCCCTCTCGGATAGCCAGGAACTCGCAGAGGATCAGGTGCTCGGTGCGTGCCGCCATGCTTACCTCGACCTCCTCAGCCGCGCGCGGTATCGCCATTGCAAACGTGAAGCCTGGATAGTTGGAATCCTTGGGAGTAAAGACCAGCGCTGCGGCGTCTTGGGATCGGAACCAGCCAGCCTTCTTGGCTCCTGGGAACTGGACAAAGCCCGCCGATACATTCGGGAAGACCGCGGCGATAGACGTTGACAGGAACCCACGCAGCGCGAGACCGACCCGATAGACCGCGCCTACAAATAGCTCGTCTACGATCTCAATGCCGAACTCCTCGGCCTCTATTGGCGTCTGAGACGCTGTGCGGAGAAGCTGAACGTCCCGAATGAGCCCTAGGTCAGTTCCACCGAACGACACAGAACCAGGGACTCTGAGCGCGTCCAGAGCGCTCACGTGGCCCGCCTGGCGATCTCCTGCTCGATCTCTTTAACCACCAGGCTCCTCTCGTCGTCGCCAATCTCTATAAACCTGCGCTCTCTTACGTTTAGAGTAAACGTCGGTTTTGAAAAGAGCCAGCCCAGCCCAAACTCTCGGCGAGACCGATCCTGCCGCAGCCAGATAGCCAACTGCCGCCGCCCGGTGGCGTTGAGCGTGAGCGTGACGGCCCCGCCCTCGTTCTGGATCGAGGCGTAGCTTACGCTCGTCCCGACCACCAATTCAGACCCGCGCACCTCCCATGTCAGCGATCCACGGAGGCGGCCCGTGTCTACAACGGCTGGCCGCGGCTGGAACCTGCGCCCCTTGGGAAAGCCGCCCGCGTTGAGATCCTTCACGATCCCAGCCACGTTAGGCGTCAGCCGTGGCCCCCAGGCGTCGCCTGACGGAGACCGCTGCAGCCTCCAAGACCGCTGAAACCTCGAGGTCAGCAGCGCGCCGATACCGTCCAGAACCTCTTCTACGGCCTGGGCTGACAAGGAATCGGTTAGGAGGTCGATCTGATCCGGCGACACCCGAACCTCTACCGTCACTCGTCCTCGTCCCCGCCGCCGACCGCATTGGGCACGAAGCCTCGCCACCGGGAGCGGTCCTGGTCAGGCCGCGAGCCCGCACGCTCGGTGGAAGGATCCAGCGTCGAGCTCGAGGTCGGGCTGATCCGCTGCTCGGAGCCGCGGGTGGTAGCGATCTGGATAAGGCCTCGGTTCCAGCGCTCGGTGACCTGCTGCGTATTCCTGCCGGTTATCCCGGAGTACTGCATAAGGAATACGAGCACACCTTGCACGGCAATGGCCACATGGAGCGCGTCTGTGTCGTCGTAGGCTATCCCGGTCTCTATAAGGAAGACGGCCTGAGTGTCTGCTACGGCAGCGTCCAGGACGTTCGTGTTGACCGTGGTCTCTGAAGGTTCTCCAGGGTTCGTAAGCTCGACCAGGAGTTGCGTCGAGAGGCGCAGCGTCGCGTTGACCTGGAGCGTCATGCTCTACGGGTCCGTGACCGTGGGCGCCCCTGAGTGGGGGAGATAGCGCCCATAGGCGCGCCAAAGCCATTTCTGGATCTTGGAGTCGCTGCCAGCGAACGCGTCTGTTACCTGGATCTGATCGTCAAGCAGGAACTTGCTCGCGAGAGAGCCCGAGAGGTGCCACCAGGTCCCGTCGAAGGGCTCCATGGTCCCAAAGTAGACCTCGTCTATCAGCACCTCCGCGTCATGACCGGAGAAGGAGAACTCAAACTCAGCGTTAGCCTGGTTGAAGCTGGCAGCCCAGAGATCCTCGTCCCTGTCTACAATCACAGAGTTCCATGCGCCAGCCACGAGCCCGGAGAGCGTGACGGCCTGCGTAACCGAGCCCCACTTGATCGTTAGGGTGCCAGCGGTCAAGGCAGCGTCTGGTCTCACCCAGACCTCTGTCAGATATGGGACGTCTGCCGCCAGCTGGAGCCGGTTGACCGAGAAGGCCTGTGTGACCGTTCGGACGGCTCCCGTCTGGACAGCCAGACTCGTAGGGTTTGGGTCGCCAACGACGTCCCGCGCGAACAGGTTCCGGTCCAGTTCGTAGCCCGTAGGATCGTCGAGGGTCCAGCCGGTAATCGTGTCAGTCACGATCAGCGGATATCGGCCAGCTGCGAACTGCCCTGCAATTGCAAATTGGCTGAAAGAGGAGTTCCGAAGCAACGACGACGAAGAGTCTTTAGCGAAGAAATTCCGGCGGATAGCGCCAGACGAATCAGCCTCGAGCGAGTCAACGCCAGCGTTACCGCCTCGGAGTTCGAAGACCTCGCGGAACCTCTCGGCTCCTGTGTTCTCGTCTTGGATACAGCGGAGCGTCTTGGTCTCTACGAACTCGTTCTCGAGGTCGTAGGCGTTCTCGTCCTTGGACAGACGCACCAGCACGCCCTTGCTCGCGCCGAACGAAGGGATAGCGCCATAGGTAATGCCGCGGCTCTTTACCGTCTTCGAATTGGCCTCAAAGTATGCGTATATTCGATCCAGTGCAGCCTGGGCCGCACGCTCTGGCGCGTTGACTATGTGGTGGGTGTAGGCAGTCAGAATCGGGCTGAGAACTGAGGGACCAGCGCCGACACCTGAAGCTATCCGGGACCGGAAGAGCCGAGCCCCTGCTGCTTGTGCGGCAGCAAAGTCCGACTCTAGGATCTGCACGTAGGCGTCTTCGTCCGTCGCGACCGTCTGCTGCGCTAGCAGATTGTCGATCAGCAAGACACCAGCCCTAAGCTGGTTGTCCATTTCGCCTTCGGTCGGTGACGCCACGGGCTACCTCTAGTTCAGGTTGTCGATCTGCTTAGACCGCCGTCGCTTGGGCTTCAGCTTGACAGGTGCCGCTGGCTCAAAGCCCGC